ATGACGTCGGCGGAGTCACCCGGCTGCGGGAAGAACGTGCGCACGTTCAAGATCACTTCGTCTTTGGTGGCCGCCGCGCCGGTCTTGAACCGCAGGAAAGACTCGGACCATTGCTCTTGTGCCTGACGGGCGCGCTGCGCTGCAGGCGAGGCCGCAAAGTTGGTGAGCCCGCCCGCCAGCGACACATCCACCTGGCTCCACGTTTTGGTTGGGTCAATCGGGATGCCGCCCAACTCTTTCTCTGCCGCCTTCATCTGCGACATGAACGTGGCCGCTTTGGCCTGGGCCTCAGTGAGCGCGCTGTCTTTCTGCGGCGGCTTCACGCCTGGCACGATGTTGGGCTGGCCGCCCGCCTTGTCCGGCTGGAAGAACACCGGGTTGCCCGCCGTGTCCATGCCGGCCACCGGCGCCCCGTAGCTGACGTTGACGCCGGGAGGCACAAGCTGCTTTTTTGCGTCAATCAGCGGCTTGTTGGGCACCAGTTGGCCGCCGGGGCCAGGCACCAGCAAATCGGCCACCGGGTTGCTCTGGCGCGGAAGCACAGTGCCGGGCGCGGTGGCGAACGGGTCCACCGCCCGGCCGTCCACAAACTCGACCCTGGTGCGCGGCACCAAGTCGGAGTAGTTGTTGGTAAGCGCAAACTTGCGCACCGACTCTGGCGTGAAGTCCTTGGGGTCCACCTTGCCAAACGGGTTTTCGGTCTTGGCAGGCATGAGCGCCTGGATCTCCTGCAGCCCCAGCCCCGCGCGCATGGCTTGCGGCACGCTCACCGGCATGGCAGGCCCCGCGTTGGCGTCAATGCTGTCCAGATACGAGCCGCGGGCTTGCTTGGCGGCGGCGGCTTCTTCACGCGCCCGTGCCGCATCGGCCATTCGGCCCTCCAGCTCTCGCAGCTGCAGCGCCCGCTGCGCCATGATGGCCCGGCGCTCCTCCTCCTCTTGCTGCGCCCGCTTGGCCGCGCCCAGGGTCGCGCCGTAGGCGTTCAGGCCGCCGGCCAGGCGCTGCATGGTGTTGCCCTGCCCACCCAGCAGGCCGCCCGCGAGCTGCAGCGCGGCCATCGTCTTGGGGTCGTCCCAGCTGGTGCCCAGAATGTCCAACAGTCCCATGCTTACCTCCGGAAGGGGTTGCCCGCCACGCCGCCACCCAGCAGACCCTGGCCGACGTTCATCATGTTGGTGTAGCCCTGCGCGTAGGCCGGGTTGAGCAGGTAGTTCTTCTGCATGTCGATGCCTTGGCGCTGCAGATCATTCAACCCGCCGGTGGCCATCTGGTCGTTGAACAGCTTGGTGGCCGAGCCCAGCAGGCCGCCCGTGCCGTCAGGCCCGTAGACGTAGTTGGCCAGTCGCGGGTCCATGTCCTTGGTGGTGGTGGCCGTGGTGTCCTTGCCCCCGGAGGTGCCGCCCAGCACTGCGCCGGCGATGGGCAGGGCGTACTTGAGCAGGCTGCCTGCAGCGCCCGCGCCGGCCGCCGAGGTCAGTGCGCCAGCACCGGCGCCGGCCAACGTGCCGGCAGCCGCTGGGCCAAACTCCAAGCCCGCACCCGCGCCGATGGTGGCTGGGTTGAACAGCCCAGACGCTGCGGCCGAGGCGTTGAAGCCGTAGCCGGCAGTGCCCAGGCCGGCCTCAATGGCCGCAGGTGTAAGCGCCGAACTCAACGCCGTGCCAGAGCCCAGCAAGCCGCCGGCGCCTGTAGCAGCGGCATCAAATGCACCCATCGCCGCGGCTTCAGCCCCGGTGAGGCCCACGGTCGAGCCAGCCCCTGCCGCAGCCGCTTCCCCGCCCAACATGGGCAGGCCGTAATACATCGCGGCCATGGCGGCGGCCGCTTTCAACGCATTACGCACTTTGCCCATGTCGGACGATGAGCCCCACTCTGGCGTTAAGTAGTTCTGGCCTTGCGCGTCCGTGCCGACCTTGTAGGACACGTTGCCGTCGCCGCGGGCGCTCCAGCCGATGCGGTTGCCGTCTTGTAGTTGGTCGCTTACTTTGGAGCCGTAGGTGTTGTCGTTGTTGTAGTCGCCGGCAAAGCCGATGCGCTTGTCGCCAAACGTGGCCTGGCCGTTGTCAAGGCCGATCTGCGACACGTCGGTGATGCCGCGATTGAGCAGCAACGTGGCCAGCTCTTGGGCGCGGTCAATGCCGCCCTGGCTCCAATCGCCTCGGCTGCCGTACAGCGCCCGAATCTGCGCCGTCAGGGCTTGCAGTGCTTGTTCGTTCATAAGACCCTCACGGCTTGTTGAAGATGTTGTAGAGCTGAGCGCCCACCAAGGCGCCACCTAAGCCGCCAGCCAAGGCGTTGCCTGGCGTGTTGGTGGAGGTGTTGCCAAAGCCGGTGAAGGGGCTCACCGTGTTGGTGTAGTTGCCCACCACGTTCCACGGCGCTTGCTGCTGCGTCAGGCCCAGGTTGTAGAGGCCCTGGCCTTGCTGCTGCATGCCGGTGTTGCCCTGCTGGAACAGGTTGGCGCCCAGTTGCGTGGCTTGCAGATCCTGGCCGCGCTGGTTGGTGTAGAAGTTCTGCAGGCTGTTTTGGTAACCAAGGCCGAGGTTGCCCATGCCCAGGGCGTAGTTCTGGTCTTGGCCGTAGCGCTGATTGGCCAGCCCACCCATCCCGAGCGCAAAGTTCTGCGCGCTGTTCTGGAACCCCAGCCCCAGGTTGCCCAAGCCCATGTTGTAGCCTTGGTCGGCCTGGTACTTCTGCAGGTTGCGCCCCATGGCGTTGTTGTAGTCCTGGCCGTACAGGTTGGACAGCGCGCCCGCCAGCCCGGTGTTGGCATCCTTCAGCGCGTTGGCCTCGACCACGCCCTGGCGAGATCCGCCGTAGCCGCCCGCCGCGATGGCCGCGCTGCCGATGCCCGGCAGGATGTTGCGCTGCAGGTTGTCGGTGACTTGCTGGCGGATGGTGCCCGCCATCTCCCCGAGGTAGGGGTTGGGTGTGTACGTGAAAGGGTTGCCCAGGGTCTGGGGGGTGTAGGGATTGGCCGCACCACCTGCAGCGCCGCCAGCCGCGCCGCCCGCTGCACCACCTGCAGCGCCGCCAGCGGTGTTGCCGCGCTGGGTGGTGGCCAGGTTGGTCAGCGCCTGCCAGTCGGCGTCAGTTTGCTGGCCCAAATTGTTGTTGACGTTGGTGCGTAACTGCGCGTCGGTCAAGCCGTTGCTCAGGCCCAGGTTGTAGACCTGCGCCTTCTGCTCGGGCGTGAGGTTCTGCGCGTAGCCTTGCAGGGCTTTCCAGTCGGTGTCGGACTGCATGCCAAACAGACCGCTGGCCTCCATGCGGATCTGCTCGTCAGTCTTGCCGCCCGCCAGCCCGCCCAGATAGGCCTGCGCTTTTTGCTGCGGGGTCAAGGCTTGCAGGTTGGCCAGCTGCTGCGGCGTCATGCTCTGCTGCTGCGCCAGGCCCTGCAGGTAAGACCAGTCGCCCGCCGACTGCGCGCCAAACTGCCTCTCTGCGGCCTGGCGGATGGCCGCGTCGGAATAGCCCGCCCTGAGCAGTCGGTTGTACTCGCCCGCCTTGCCCGCGGCGCTGGTCATGTTGGCGGGATTGAATGTGATTGCCATGTCGTTACCCCAAGAAGCGCCATGCTCCGGCGCGGTATCCATAGAAGCCTGCCCCGCTGCCGGGGTTCCAACTGGTGCCGTCGGCCAGCACCAGCATGCCGTCCCGGGGCTTGGCGGGCGCCACGTACAGCATCTCCAGGCTCAAGAACGGGTTGCCCTCTAGCGAGGCGCGGGCCAGGTTGATGAGCTCTTGCTGCAAGAACTCCGGCAGGTCCGCCGGGTTGGCCGGCACAGCACGCGGTTGGTACATCAGTACGCCCCCGTGCTCACCACGTCCAGGTCAAATGACCGGACGCGAAACGGCAAGCTGCCCGAGAACTCCACCGCCAGAAAGCGACCCTGCGCGAACGCATCGGCCTTAATGCTGGAGCCGATGGTGAAGCTCACCGCATCCGACCACGTGGGCGCGGCGTCCGGCGTCATGGCCGCCCCCACCCGCACCGCCACCGTGCCTGCGGCCGCCCCGTCAATGCGCGGGTACACCGCGCGGATCAGCTTGTTGCTGTACGGGTCATCCAGCGACAGGCCGGTGCGCTGCAGCAGGCCGGGCAGGGCCACTACGCCGTCGTCGCTGTTGCCCACATCGAACGCTTTCAGCGCCGTTGTGGTGCTCAGCAGCAGGCGGGCCTCGTTGGGGGCGTACTCGTTGCCCGTCCAGGTGGTGGTGTCCCAGTCCCACTGCTCGCTGTCCGCGCCCCAGGTGCTGCTGGTGGTGTAGTCGATCTGCCCCGAGGCGCCGTAGGTCACGCTGTCCAGGTCGCGCAGGCCCCAGGTCTTGGTAAGCCAGTTCCACACGCAGGCCTTGTTGCACAGCGTGGAGCCCGCAAAAGGGAAGCACACCAGCACCTCGTTGCGCTGCGGGTTGCTGGTGACAAAGGCGCGCCTGTAGTTGTCGCTTGTCAGGTTGTCAAAGATGTACTTGCGCACCAGCCCGTCAGCAATGCTCACCATGCCCTGGCCGGTGTTCAAGATGACATCACCCGCCGACAGCACCACGTTGCCCAGGGGGGTGTTCACCCCGCAGCCCCGGGCCAGCATGCCGTACTCGCCGGGCATCTTGCGGAACTGGAAGATGAAGGGCTGGCCCACGAAGCGCATCTCGTAGCAAGAGCGCTCCTTGTAGACCGCCAGCACGTCGCCCAGGGGCAGGGCGTCCACCAGCAGGTCCGAGGTCTCGGCCAGGTCTTGCTCGCCGGCGTCCTTGGTGGCGTCGGTCTCGTCCCAGCTTGACGGGATCGTGCCCGCCACCGCGGCGTGGCTCCACTTGACCATGTGCGGGTAGGCGGTGCCGCTCTTGGTGATGTTCAGCGCGACCAGGTAGTTCTTGAACGGGGTGAGCGCCTGGCAGCGCCAGTTGGCGTTCCAGCCCGTGAGCGTGGCCAGGTCGTTGGCGACGTTGCCGCCCCAGAACTGCGGCTGGTCCACGCCGTTGTTCATCACGAGCACCCCGCCCAGCACGCCCCCGGTCCAGCGGTCGTCCTGTGTGCCGGTGAACAAGCTGCCAGGGGTAATCTCCGTGCGCGTGGTGCCGTCGTCGACGAACGCCTTTTGCGTGCCGGCGTGCACCCAGTACTTCTTGGTGGTGGTCTGGTAGGACTGCACCCAGTACGGCGTGATGCTCGGGGCGCTGAACACCGAGGCCGTGCCCTTGAAGCGCTGGGCGTAGCCGTTCAGAAAGCGCATGTTGGTCACGCTGGACCACATGCCCGTCTCCAGCTCCTCGGGCGACAGGTCGGGGTTCCAGCCCCGGCCGCAGTCGGTGATCTTGACGATGGGCATGTCAGAGCGTGCTGGCGGTCACAAACAGCGCATCCAGCGCCGCGTCGTCCAGCCCCAAGGCGGGCGCCAGTTGCGCCACCAGGGTGCTGCTGCGCTTGACTTCCGTGGCGTACTCCCACTCGATCTGCGCCGCCTCCTTGGCGGGGCTTGGCAGGGCCGCAATGGCAGCGTCCACTGCCGCCAGCTTGCCGGCCTGCAGCAGGGCCAAGCGGGCTTGATGCATGGCCACCGAGGCGGGGACCACGGGCTTGGGTGGGGGTGGCGCGGTGAAGGCACCGTTGACGTAGGCCCAGCCTGGCGAAACGTCGTCGGGGGCGGCCATCCAGCCTTGCTCAGCAGCATAGGCCTCGTCGGCCACGGCCACATTCACCACCACACCGTTTTCAATGATTGCGTAGCGCATGGTTGTACTCCTTACCAAGAGGTGATGCGGGCGTAGCCAGAGCCGCCTGCGCCACCAGCGCCGCCAGAAGCGTTGTATGCGCTGCCGCCACCACCGCCACCAGCAGCAATGCCACCTGCGCCGCCGGCGCCTCCTGCGCCAGCTCCTGGATCACGAGTGCCGCCGCCGCCGCCACCGCCTACGCCTATAGATCCTCCTGCGCCGCCGGCGCCGCCGTTTCCCGTGTTGGCGGCGACACCTGCAGTGCCGCCTCCACCTGAAAGTCCTACACGACTACCACCTGAAGCGCCGTTATCTGCACTGCCGCCACCAGAGGCGGCCCAACCGCCGCCGCCGCCACCAGCGCCGCCATATGCGGAACAACCCCCGGCGGTTGCCCCCAAAGAGGTTCCAGATCCACCGCCGCCTGCGCCGCCAAACCCGCTGGCTAAACCTGCATACGTAGCTGATCCACCAGGGGCTCCTCCAAATTGACCGGCAATTTGACCTCCAATACTGTTGTAGATCGTTGGACCGCCAGCCTGCGCTAATACACCCGCACTTGCGGTGCCACCGCCGCCCCCGCCAGAGGTTTGCTGTCCGCCGCCACCACCATAAGCAATCAATTGAAGCGTTGAACTGCTGAAAGTAGTGCTGCCGCCGTCTGCGCCGGAACTGCCGCTTCCAATGCCAGCACCACTACCGCCAGTGCCACCAGCACCTATGGTGATGTTTTCAGTGCTTCCAAGATCCGCCGCCCTGTATACACGGTAGGTATAAGCGCCGCCTCCGCCGCCACCTGCAGGATTGCCGGAGCCGGCCAATGTTTGACCACAACCACCGCAACCACCACCGCCAGCGCCCCAAATCTCCACCATGACCATCGTCTTGCCAGATGGCTTGGTCCAGGTGCCGGAACTGGTGAAAAGTTGGACGTCTGCTGCAACGGTGTCCCAACTGGGCGATGTGCCGTCAGTCTTCAAAAATTTGTTTGCATTCCCGGTTTGCCCAGGCAGCGTGGCCGTTACCCCACTAGAGGCCAGGATCGCGGCTTGCACTTGAGCCGTCGAGGCGGCCAACGTGCTGTTGTCCGTGGCCGCTTGGGTGGCCACCCGAAAACCTGACGCTCCGGTAGTGGCCGCACCGGCTGCAGCACTCAAGTCCGTGTGCGTGGCCGACACCGCCCCGGTCACGTTGGGAAACGAGGCCTTGACCGTGCTCTTGATCAGGCGCAGGTGGTCGTCACCCTCGCTCTTGGGGTCCGAGGCCGCCGGGTAGGTGGCGTTCAGGCCGTTGATGTAGGTCGCGGTCTCAACCGTCATAGCGTCCTCACTCTCATCGCAGAACCCGAGCGCACCGCCGCGTCGTCAGCCTGCTGCAGCGCCTGCACATCGGCCTGGTACTTAGCCTCCCAGGTGGGCATGCGCTCGTCGTTGAACACGTAGCCGCTGGCCTCAGCCAAAGCGGCGAACAGGTACACGCTGGGGTGGTTGGTCAGCAACCAGTTGGTGGGCGTGGTCGACAGCGCCGCAAAGCGCTGGTAGTAGTCCAGGCTCACCGTGTAGACGGCATCCGGCGTGGGCCCAAACTGGATCGCGTTGCCCACAATGGCGTAGACCACCGGCTGGCCGTTGGCGTAACCGTTGGGGTATTTGCGGTCCAGGATCTCGGGCGTGACCACCGACAGCGCTGCAGGGGGTGTGGTGTTGCTCAGCGAGATGTTTTCCATCTCCAGGAAGTCGCTGGGCAGGGTCACGGTCTGCGTGCCGGCCACGGTGGTCAGCGTGGTGTTGGTGACCTGGCGGCGCAGGCGCAGGTCTCGCGCGATGCGCGCCTCGGCCAGCGTGATGAAGTCCGGGATGATGGACGTCAGGTCCGACCGCTTGAGCCAGTTGGCCACCGAGGTCTGCAGGTCGGAGTAAGTGGCAATGGCCATGTCACACCCTGCCCTTCCAGATGCGGAAATGCGCCAGCGCCGGGTCGTTCAGCAAGCGCTTCTGGTGCTCCGGTGAGCGGCCCAGCTCCTGCAGCGTGATGGCGTGGTCGTTGAGGTAGCGCTCCACCAGCACCATGGGGATGCTCGCGGCCAGGCGCATGTCGCTTGAGCCCGTTTGCCCCGCGTTGTGCATGGCCTGGGCGCGCTCGGCGTAGGGCGTGCAGTCCTGCGTGGTGCCGGTGACGAGCGCCCCGTCTTGCAGCGCCACGGTGGTCACCACCCCGGGCGCAGCGGCA